ATACAACAACCCACCTATTCTCTAGTGCTGTTGGTAACTGCATTACTAGAGCACAGATTGTAAGTGGTGGTGTTTACGATCATACATATTCAACTTCTGTTGCTGATTGCCTACGTCATGCTGGAGATACAGTAAGACTAGACGAAGGTGCAGTAACATTTACTTGTGGTGCTGATGGAAATGGATCTAATCATGCATATCCTAGACCTGGCACAACTCACACACCAACAGACGTTACTTACAATCCTAATACAGGACATCTTAAGTTTACTGTTGATAATCACGGATTCCTTCCATACTCTTACGTTAAGATTGCTGATAACTCCTTGACATTTACATGTGCTAAGGATGCTAATGCAACTAACCACACATACCCAAGAGCAACAGACCCTGTTGCTGGTAAGTGGATGATGATCCATGATGTTACTTCTAATACATTCACTGTAGAAGTGTTAGATGTAATACCTTCTACAAATACTACAATCCATGCATTTGTATCTGCTTCTGCAAATTGTATTACTCATAAGAAGGATCATTTCTTCGATACAAATATTCCTATCTACGAAGTAGGTAAGACAGATCATAGTCCAACTAACGTCCAGTATGATGCTAGTGCTGGTACTATGGTAGTTACTATGAGTAACAGCTTCGCTAACCATAGCACACTGACACCAACTGGTGCTTCATTCTATCCTGCTACAGGTACCATGAGAATCAATCTCAGTGGTCATAGCGTTAAGAATGGTGACATGCTACTCCTTCAGGATGGACAGTTCGTCTTCCAGTGTGAGCAAGATAGTAATGGAAGTAACCATGCATATCCAAGATCTTCTGACCCTGCTAGTGGCAAGTGGTTGAAGGCATTCAACGTTGGTAGTAATTCATTCGATGTTAACGTTGGTAACTTCCAAGGTGAAGGTGCTATTTCAAATAATACAGTCCATCAACTTATTTCTATAGGCACTGATGCTGTTTGGAAAGCAAATGACTTTGTAATGATTGACGAAAATGCAATAACTTTACAGTGCACAAAAGATAATAATGCTACTAACCACACATATCCTAGAAGGACTGATCCTACATTCGCTAAGTGGTTACCTATTTCTAATGTAACTAATACTAGTTTCACTGTCCATGTAGGCAAGTCTGGTATAAATGATGTTTACGATCATACCTTTGTATCTTTTGCAAACAATTCATTACATAGACAGACTGGTAGCATAATACTTGATATCGGTAATGGTCAAATCACTCATCCAACTGCTCACGCATATGTAACTTCTAGTGCTAATAGTCTGAAGGTTGGTGGTGCATATAACCATACATTCGTTGCAGATGGTGAAGCATATACACCAACAAATGCAGTATACAATCCAACAACAGGTTGGATGACTGTTACTATTCCTCATCATGGATTCATGGATGGAGAGAGTATTAAGTTTAATACTAACTCAATTGTATTCACATGTTTACAGGATAGTAACCAATCTAATCATGCTTATCCTAGAGCTAGTGATCCAGTAGGCAATACATGGATTCCTATTTCTAACGTAACTGATGATACCTTTGATGTTAAGGTACTTGATAATGCACCATCAACCAACCAAACTCTTCACACATTTGTAAGTGCTCTTACTGGTGCTGTTGTTAGAGCAACAGTTGCAACTGGTGGTAACTACACTCACAAGTTTGTTGCTCCTGCACAACTTACTCCAACCAATGCTGCTTACAACCCAACAACAGGTGTAATGACACTTACTGTTGCTGATCACGGTCTTAAGAATGGTAGCAGGGTTAAGGTAGAAGATGGATTTGTAACATTTACTTGCACACAAGATAGTAACGCATCTAACCATTCATATCCTAGGGCATCTGACCCATATAGTGATGAGTGGATGACAGTTAAGAATGTAACTAAGGATACATTTACTATACAGGTACTATTCAACATACCTTCTAGCAATACTACAACTCATACTTTTGTATCTGCTAGACCTCAGAGTATAACTGTTGCTACCTTGATGAAGGGTAATGACAGCATTAAACTTGCTGCTGATGCTTTAACATTCACTTGCTCAATGGATAGTAATGGATCTAACCATACCTATCCAAGGACATCTGATCCTGCATATGACAATTCACTTAGAATCATTGATGATGGTGTAACACGTCATACTCCAACTGCTGCTACCTACACACCATCTACAGGTGTATTGGCAATGACAGTATCCAAGCATGGATTCTCAAATGGAGACTACATTAAGATTGATGATTACTCTATGGATATGACCTGCACTATGGATGATGGTTCTAGTGACCATGCATATCCTAGAGGCACAGATCCTGTTAGTGGTAAGTGGGTACAGATTTCTAATGTATCTACAGATGGATTTGATATTAACGTAGGCACAACTGCTGCTGTTAGTTACACACCTACAGATGTAGACTATACACCAACAACAGGTGATATGGAAATCACTGTTGGTACTCATCCACTTAAGGTTGGTCAGAGTATAGAGATTGCTACTGGTGGAATCACAATGGAGTGTAGTCAAGACTCTTATGGATCTACACATGCATATCCAAGAAATACAATTGATAACTCCACTCCAACCAATGCTGTATTCGATGGAGTAACAGGTTACTTAACACTTACTTCTACTGGTCATGGATTAGATGAAGGATCTCTTGTTAAGATTGATGACAATGCAATAACCTTGCGTTGCACAATGGACGGAAGTACCAGTGACAAGACTTATCCTAGATCTTCTGATCCTATCAGTGGTAAGTGGAAGCCTATTGAGTACATCGATGCTAACACATATAAGATTTTCGTTGGTAAGTCTGAGTTTAAGAGTTTCGATCCTCAGAATGTAGAATATAATCCTTCTAACGGTAACATGGTAATCACTGTTGGTCCTGACCACGGTATTACAACTGCACATACTGTATACATTAATGCATTAGCATTCTGCTTCACTTGTGGACAGGACTCTTATGCAAGTGATCACTTCTATCCACGTCCTAATGGTACTGGTGGTGCTTCTGCTGATGACCCTGCATATCAAGATGCTGTTGATGTAACTGCTGTATCTGATAGCACCATCACAGTTAACGTTGGTACTTCTTCTAACACTACAACTCACGTATTCAAACCTGCTGTCGGACTTACTCCAACCGCAATTTCATACAGTGGTGGTACTGGTCTTATGACTGTTACTCTTGCTGGTCATGGAATGTCCAATGGTGAGCAGATCATGTTTGAAGATAATTCATTAGTCTTCACATGTAATAAAGATGATAATGCTACTGAGCATTCTTATCCTAGACATGGTGATCCTGCAAGTGGTAAGTGGTTAACAATCGATAACGTATCTAATGACACATTCAGAGTACAAGTATTAGGTGCTAATATACCTTCTCTAAACACCTCTGCTCATACATTCAAGAGAGCAAGAGTTGGTGCTGTTAAGAGAGGATCACTAAGAGCTGGTGGATCATTCACACACAGTTTCCAATCATTCGCTAATAATGGACTTAAGGCGAAGAGAGATAGAGCATACGATCATGCTATTGAAATCAAGGCAGTAGGTCATGCTAAGTATTCAGCATCTGGTGCTGCATACAATGCTTCTACTGGTGTATTAACACTAACAGTTGCTAACAACCCATTTGCAAATGGTGACCATGTAAGAATTGCTGACAATTCATTGGTCATGACTTGTGACATGGATAACAATGCATCTAATCATTCTTATCCAAGAGAGACAGATTATGCTTCAGAGAAGTGGTTAGAAATTTCTAATGTTTCTGGTAATAACTTTGATGTTAACGTTGGTAAGACACCTCGTGCTAACTACCTAGTTTCTGCTGCAACATTTGAACCTACTACAGGTGATATGGTGCTCACCATTGGTGCTCACAACTTTAATGGTGGTGGTCAAACTACACTTACTGATGCTGCTTATAATCCTACAACTGGTGTATTAACAGCTACTGTCCCTAGTCACGGAATGGTCATCGGAGACAGAGTTAAGTTTGACGATGGATCTATAACCTTCAATTGTGAAGCTGCAACTGGCACTCACGCATTTGTAAGTGGTGTTAACAATGCTATCAATGATGGTAGTAACACATACACCGCAGCTGCTGGTACAACATATGATCCTGCTACTGGACTTTTAGTCTTAGAAATCGGATCACATAGTTTAACAACTGCTGACACAGTTACCATTGTTAATGGTGGTGTAACCTTTACTTGTGCTGCTGACGGTAATGCAACTAACCACGCATATCCAAGAGCAACCGACCCTGCATCTGGAGCAAACTTAGCAGTAACCAACCCAACTGCTACAACAATTACACTCCAAGTTGGTATCGCTAATGCTGATAATCCTACTAACAATCATGCATATCCAAGATCAACTGATTATCCAAGTGATAAGTGGTTAAACATTAGCAACATCACTACAGATACATTTGATGTAAATGTCTTATCATCTGCTCCTCAGTCTGTTACTTCTGCTCATACATTCGTATCTGCTGTTACTAACGGTCTTAAGTTTGCACATGAAGCAGTTTACATTGAGGAAGAGTCACTAGTATTCAAGTGTAATGCTGACAGCTTCGGTAGTGAGCATAAGTATCCAAGATCTACTGACCCATTCTATAATACTTCTATACCTATTCTTTCTGCTACTGCTGATACAATCACAGTGCACGTTGGTAAGTCAAGTAACACAACACTTCACCAATTTGTAAGATCTGAGAATTCATTTACTCCATCAACTGCTGCCTATGCTCCTGCAACAGGTGTATTGACAATCACCCAGAATGGTCACCCATTTGAGAATGGTGATAAGGTGCAGATTATGAATGAGTCTATTGTATTCAAGTGTCAGCAAGACAACTATGCTACAACTCATGCATATCCTAGAGCACAAGATCCTCAATCTGGTAATTGGTTAACAATCTCTAATAAGCAGACAAATACATTTGATGTAAACGTAGGAATTTCTCCTAACACTACAACTCACCAGTTTGATTCTGTTGTTACAGGTGCAGTTATCCGAGGCACAGTAAGAGGTAATGGTGATTATGCACACACATATGTAAGTGCTGTTGCTGATGGATTAGAGAAGAAGAATTCTACAATTACTGTTAATGTAGGATCCACTGTTAGTGGTAATCATACACACAGATTTGCTTCTGCTACTTCTGGTGCTATTACTGCTGGTGGAAACCATACTCATACATTTGAAAGATTTAAGAATAACACATTACACAGACAGAGTGGTTGGATTACAGTTGATGTAAATATCGCTGCTACTGCTAACCTTTACGATCATACATTCGTCAGTGCAATACCTGGTTCTGTTATTGGTGGTGGTAACTATCAACACAACTTTGTATCTGCCAAGACTGATGGTATATGGAAGGCAAATGATTACATCTACATACAAGATTATGCTTTAGGATTTACATGTGATCTAGATGCTCATCGCACTACACACTTATATCCAAGACCTACAGATCATGCAAGCAATGAATGGTTGGCAGTCCATAACATAACTACTGACACATTCCAGGTACAAGTGTTAGATACACTTCCTACCAACTTCATGGGATCTCATACATTTGTATCTTGTATAGAGAAAGGTATTAGAGTCCAAGATGGTAAGATAAGAATTAACGTAGGTGTATCACCTGCTGGTAAGACATTCCAGCATACATTCGTGAGTGCAAACTCTGGATGTTTAATACAGGGTGGTAACTATAAGCATAACTTCGTGAGTGCTCTAACTGGTGCTATTAACGTAGTTAATGATGGTACTCAACTTACACCTACTGATGCATACTATGAGCCAACTACAGGTCAATTAACCTTTACAGTTGCTGGTCATAGTCTACGCACAGATGACTCCATAACGATTGATAGTAACTCACTAACATTCACATGTAGTCAAGATAGTAATGCTACTCAGCACACATATCCTCGTGTAACAGATTACGTTGACGGTAAGATAATACCTGTCCAATCAGTATTGTCTTATGCATATCCACTTAGGACAGATCTATCATACTATCGTGCACGTAGAGTTTCAGAGGAATACACAGGTAATGAAGGTGCTAGTGTAGAAGCTGAGATTGGCAACCTAATGCAATTAGTAACAGATGCTATTACCAGTCCTGGTAACGTTGCTGGTAGATCTTATACAATGCCAATCATTTGGCCCGTCAAGTATACACCTGATGTTGTCATTAGAGATAAGACTGTCACTTACGATTCTAGTAATGGTGGATCAGATGCTAATGGCACATGGAATCAAACATGTCAAGAAACTGCATCTGCTATTAATACATTAGCAGACATCTTTATAGAGACAATTGATAAGGCAGCAAATGCTTCTACAAATCATCTGTCTACTATAACTAAGACATTCCCATACAATAGTAACGCAGACTTCCAGTCAGGTACTTGCTATAACGTAACGTCAGCAATTGACACATTGATGGATCTATTTACCGATGCACTTGGTAACGGATCAAACAACAGTAAGAGAATTTCTAATATGATTCTCTTTAACAAGCAAGCAATTACTGCTAGAGCATTCGCTGAAACTCAGACATCTTATCCAACTACTAACTTAACAATTGATTTTGCTAATGATGTTGTTGCTGCACTAAGATACGACTTAGTTACTGAAGGTAATGCTGGATCATTCAAGTTGACACAAGACTGGTTTGACGGTGAGGGTAACTTCATTGCATTCACTAATGTAACAAGGACTCATCTCATATACTGTTTAGCAAGAATTCGTGAATATTCTAAGAGTGTATTGTATGACTTTGAATCTACTGGATGGAATCCATATGATGTTTATTCAATAGAGACACCACAGAAACTTGAGTGGAATCAAGAAGCTGCTGAGTTTATGATTGACTCTTCACTTAACCCAATTGAGTTTGCTCTAGAAATGTCTCAGTATCCAACTGAAGCAAGAGTAACATTCGTAGCATCTACAGACGCAACTAATAGAGTTACCAAGTATGAGATGGGTATTGATTATAATACTGATCCTGATCTAGTAAGTCTAACCCCAGAAGTTGATGTAGGTTATGATCGTGCTGAGTATAGAATTAGAATTGAGCGTCCAAATAACTTCCGTCGTGGTGATGTATTAACATACATTCCAGCATCTGAGAATTCACTATCTGGTCTTACTGGACAGGAATACTATTATGTCCTAACTGGTACTGCTGAATGGTTTGAAATTGGTGCTTCCTTTATCCATGATGGTAGATTCAGACTTCTACAAATAGATAAGTCTAACTCTGGATCTCAAATACTTTCTGTTAATAGAAGAGATGGAGTACCTAGGACTTCTGCTACATTCGCAACTGATACTTCAGAATGTCCAATACAAGGTGGATTCAATGCTGCTGATGTTGTGTTTGGTAGTACCTCAAATGCTAACGCTGAGATCGGCACTATTCAAGCAAACGAAGGTTTGATCTACAAACTCTTTACACATTATCCAACAGTTGCTGCACAGACAACTCCAGGTACATACGATCAGTTCGTAAATGGAGAATCAGCACAAGTCCAGAATGCAACCGCTAATAACGGATCTGTATTACAGATGTTGAAACCTGATTCTGAGAATGGCACATCATTCGTGAAACTTCATACTATTGCTGGTACTATTAGTAGTGGTGATGTATTAGAAGGTGTTGATAGTGGTGCAATTCATACAGTTGGCACTCCTGAAGATAGATTCTTAATCAACGTTAAGAAGGGAGCATTCGCTACAGGCGATTGGTTCTTCAGTAAGGTTGGTGCTATAGAAGCATACATGGACCTCTACACAAGTAAGTCTGGATCTCTCACAGGTAATGATGGTGGTAGAATTGCAATTGATGTAGAAACTATCGAGGAACCTTGGATACCAGGAGACGTAATCTACGGTAGTGTTACTGATTACATTTTAGATATTAAGGGTATCAGTGGTACACAGTTACAACTTAACCAGTGGATACATGGTACACAAACTCTAGAATTAAATCTAGGCACAGCAATCATTGATACTGGTATCTCTGACACATTCAATGTTGGTGATCAAATTTCACTCCTACAAGGTACTGTGCAGAAGAATCCTGGATTCACTGCTGTAGTTACTAAGTATCAACCTGAAGATGCAAATGCAGTCCCACCAGTACCACACAAACTCTGGATTGCTAACTTAGTTGATGTTGGTAACGGTGCTCCTCTAACTGACTTAACACAGGCAGGTAATAACATTGGTAAGATTGAATTGGGATCTAACTTCCCAACAATCTATGCTCCTGTTGGAAGTTACACTGCAACTGATTATCAGTCTTACGCACAGGTTGTTGCTATTGAGCAAGCAGGTATTACTGCTACCATCTGGGTACAATCTGCTAACGGCACATTCCTTGACAACATGTCACTCAAGTCTGACTTCCAGTGGGGTGCAGGTATTTCTTCTGCTCGCACACTAGAAGGTAGAGTTGATCGTTACTTCAGAGGATTTGATGGAGTCCAAACAATATTTGACTTAACCGTTTCTAACGGTGAGGCATACTTCCCAGATCCTGCTGGTCACTTACTAGCATTCGTTAATGGTATTCTACAACCTCCAGGTGGTAATGCTTCTTACGTTGCATTCTCTGACAAGATACAATTTGCTGAGGCACCTGAAGTTGGATCTGAATTTATCGGATACTACGTTGGTAAGTTACGTCAGTTAGATGATATCTCCTTCGAGTTTGACTCATTGAGATCTTCCTTCAACCTTAAGCGTGGTGGATTATTCTACTCCTTAACACTGACTGAAGGTGTTTCTTCTAACACTATACGTCCTGAGAATAACATTATCGTTTCACTTAACGGTATCATTCAGGAACCTGGAGTCGCATACGAGATCGTTGGTTCACGTATAATCTTTGCTGAAGTCCCACGTGCGGGATCAACCTTCGTTGGTTTCTCATACATTGGATCTGACGCAGACGTTATCGCAGCAACAGTCGTACCTCCAATTGAGGCAGGTGACCTACTTAACATCGAGGGTGAAGAATTTGCAAGAGAAGTTGCTCTAATTGAGTCTTCTAACTCACTGATCACATTTGAATACACTGGATCTGTTAAGGGTAGAAACGCTGATGCTATTTCAGCAATAACCTCTGGTCAGATTACCAACGCAGTACTAACCAATCCTGGTGATGGTTACACTGACCGTCCTAACGTTGACGTTATCTCCTCTTCAGGATTTGACGGAAAACTTAAGGCATTGATGGGTATCACACGTATTGATGTTAAGACATCTGGTGTTGGTTATACTTCACCGATAGTTGCTATCGATAACGTAGTCCCAGATGACTTTACACCTCCTGTAGGTGGTCCAATTAACGGTGGATTTGACGTACTCGCAGGTGAAGGACCTGGTGGACAAGAAGGTGGTGGAGGAGGAATTACTCCTGGCACGATTGCAATCACTACAGACCCAGTTAACGTAACTGTTAACCAAGGTCAGACTGCTGCATTCACAGTCGTTACTACCGTAACTAATGGTCAGACAATGAATTATCAGTGGCAGAAGAAGGAGTATGGCACACAGACTTGGAGCAACATCATTGGTGCTAACCAAGCAACATACAACACAAATGCTACACAACAAGCAGACGATGGTGATGAGTATCGTGTTGCTATAACCGCTGCTGGCGCAACTCCAGTTTACTCACTGTCCGCTATCTTAAGCGTCCAGACGGGTGCAACTGTAATCAGCAACTTTACACCTAACCTCATCTTTGATGACATCTAAATAAAAGTAAAAACAATGGCAGCAACAGCTTCCTACGATAATAGTACCAAGATAATCACAGTAGCATCGGATGCCCTCCCTGCTCCTGTGGTTCCTGGCACGTTCCCTAATGATAATAACCCTAATACAATACAGGAGAAAGACTGGGATCATGACTTCTTATACCGTGGAGGAACATTTGGAATTGCTCGCACATTTGATAATAATGGATATACGCATGACGGATATATTCGGAGAGCGACCATCTCAGTCAATGACTTAACGTTATTCACTGGTGCAAATCCAAGTATTGCTGTTAATGATGAGATAATGGTCGTCTTTAGTGACGGATTAAAGCAAAAATTCATCTTTAGAAGCACAACATTCACTTCAATTGATGGTGAGTGTTGGTTATCTACTGATACTACATTAGATTTCATTGTAGCAACACAAGCACCCACTCCTGTTAGTGGCACAATGGAGTATTTTGATCAAAGAAATGCAAGAATTGAGACTCCTCTAGGTCAAATTGGCGTTGCTGGTAATGGAGTTGCTGTTTTTAACCCTTCTGCTGGTGGTGGACTCAATCCTCCCTCTGGTTTTAGTTGGGTTGCTGCTGGTGATCTCACTTTTGTCAACTCTGGAGAAGATTCTTGTGGTGGACACCCTGAACAACAGGGAATTTACCACTATCATGACCCACATTTCCTAGATTGTTGGAAAGCAGGGTCATCTATGGCATCATATAACGATTATTATGGTGCAACTCAGTATAATGGAGACAATATTCGTCATCCTGATGGTCATTCTAAGATAGTTGGCATAGCATTTGATGGATTTCCCATCTATGGACCTTATGGATATGACACACCATTCGATAATTTGAGTGGTACTAGGACAATGAGGACTGGTTATGCTGTAAGAGACACAGAAGTAGCAGGAAGACCTGATTATGGTAATACAAGTGACAATCCACCTGCTGGTACTCTCATGGAGGACTATGAGTTTGTTGAAGGGACAGGTGATTTAGACACTCATAATGGAAGATTTGCTATTACACCTGAATATCAGGATGGTACCTATGCATATTTCCTTACAGTAGATGAAACTAATGTAAACATTACTAAGTTTCCATTCATTATTGGTAATACTACTAGAGAAACTATAGATACAACCTTCACTAGTGAGGCACCTGCTGGTGGTGGCGGTGGAGGAGGTGCTGGAGATGGTCCTGCACCAGTATTATCATTCAGTCTACAACCACAGAATGCTACAGTTAACGCAGGTCAGACTGCTACATTCACTGTTACTAAACTTGTATCACCAGAAGATGGTCCTGTGGCATTCCAGTGGTATAGATCTACTGATGGTGGATTTGCATTTGCTGCTGTAACTGGAGCAACAACTAACACATATTCAGTGACTGCATTGTCATATATGACTGGGTATAGGTATCGTTGTAGGATCGCTGGTCCTATAGGGGCACCACAAGCAGCATCTAACTCACCATTGGACTCTAATGCAGCAATATTGACTGTTGCTGGTGCTGGAGATGGTGGTAGCACCGATAATAGATTCGATAGTACCTCATCTACTATGGACTCTACATTACAAACATATGATGGCACCTAAATAACACTGTAAAGACTACTATCATGGCAAAGCAAACCCTAGCAATTGGATCGTCGGCAAATGACGGGACTGGTGACAGTCTTAGAGATGGTGCTATTAAATTAAATAGCGTCATTGATGAGTTATATACCAATCTTGGTAACGATACCAATTTACAAATTAATGTTGGGACTCCAGCACAAGACCAATTACTCAAATGGAATGGTGCTCAGTTTGCTGAGGGAGATTTCAGTAAATTTACTAATGACATTGATGTCAATGGCAATAAGATTATATCAGCAAACGACGGTAATATAGTAATTCAACCAAACGGCACAGGAGATATTCATTTCTGGGCTGGTGGTACAGGATCTGCTCTGACATACATCGATGGTGCTGATGGAAAGTTAAAGTGGTCTAATCACTTCACAGATTTTGCTTCTTTGCCAGATGCATCTACTCATCATGGTATGTTTGCCCATGCTCATGCTGAAGGAAAGGGATACTTTGCACACGGTGGTGTATGGGAACCATTAATAAGTGAGAGTAGTAGTTTAGGTCTCCTAGGAGACGTAGATATGACCGTTGGAGGTGGACCTTCAGACGGACAAGTAATAAAATGGAATGCTGGTAATTCAAAATGGGAACCAGCAAACGATGATTCATCAGGTGGTGGAGGAGGAGGCACAACTCAGAATTTATTTGAAGGGATTGCTGGTGATTCAGGTACAACAACTGCTAGTGCTCCTACTGATGTCTTAACTATTGCTGGAGGTACTAATATAACCACAGCAATCGCTGGAGACACAGTAACAATCAATATGACTGGTGCATTAGGAGATGCAAACCAGAATGCTTATGGTGTAATAGGAAGTGATGCAGGAAACAAGACCGCAAGTAGTACAACTGCTACTATTAACATCATTGGTGGGTCTGGTGTTAGTACTGCTGTTAATGGAGACAATCTCACGATTACAAATGACTCTCCTAACGTAGAGCAAGTTGTTTATAGGACAGTAACTGGCGATTCTGGCACAACTACTGCTGCTTTAGCGACATCATCGCTGGCAGTCACTGGTGGTAATGGAGTTACTACTGCTGTAACAGCAAATACAGTAACTGTAAGTGCTGATCTATATCTCAGTGCTTCACCTGATGAAAATAACACTATAATCTATAACGGTACTGCATGGGAACCAGTTGCAACTGCTGCTGTTGGAGTTAATGTCACTGCTAACGGTGCTTCTGCATATAGATTTGCAGGTGGTGGAGTTAATGCTTCTACTGATAACCCAACCATGTTTGTTTACAGAGGATTCACATACAGATTTAATAATGAGACTGGATCTGGACACCCATTTGCTTTAAGACAGACTTCTGGTGGTACAGCAGTCACAGATGGTGTTAGTGGATCTCAACAGGGAGTCCAATATTGGACAGTGCCTCAATCACTTGCTGCTGGCACAACATATGTTTATCAATGCACATTGCATTCAGCAATGGTAGGAAACCTTACAGTAGTCTAGTATGACAAGAACAGTCCCAGGTAGCGGTGCTTCCATAATTCCAATATTCAATAGTATATTTGGGGTAAGGGATGTTTATGTACAGGAAAAAGGAAGTGGATATGACCCTAATGATCCACCAAGACTAAGGGTTGAGAATTGTGGTACACCTATTAGAGACGCAGTATTAAGAGCAGTCATTGAAGGTGACCTAGGTGAATTAACTGCTGTAGAAGTATTAGACCCTGGTGAGGGATATGATCCATTACGTCTAAAGATAGAAGATGATGGTTCAGATCATTCAGCAGATGGTAAGATCTTCCTTAAGGGAGATGGTGGTATAGATTTCATCCAGATGACCACACCTGGTGATCAGTATTATGATGCTTCTGCTGAGATAATTGGAGGTGGTGGATCTGGATCTGAGTTAGTACCAGTAACAGGTTTGATAACCAGTCTTGCTATACAAGAGCAGGGTAGAAACTACACAGAGGAAGACGTAAATATCATCATCAGCGGTGGTGGTGGCCAAGGTGCAACAGGTGTTGCTAACGTTAACCAATTTGGTGAAGTTTCATCTATTACTTTAACCAATCAAGGTGAATTCTTTGAGACTCCACCTCTTATACAAATTATTAAAGGTGGTGGATCTGGTGCTACTGCTGAGGCATTTATAAACCTTGGTAAGATTACCAATATCAGTCTATTGACAGGTGGAGGTGGATATACTACTCCTCCAGAGATCATCTTTACTAGAGATACTAACCTGATAAGAGAGGCAAGAAATAGACAGTCTCTTAACTCTACTGTATATGATATAACTGGATTAACTAGCAACGTTAACTCTAGTACTGGCACATTAACTGTGCAGACTACTGATCCATATGCAGGATCTGGTAAGTTACTAGTAGGTAGAGAGATTATAAGATATACAGGTAAGACTGCTGTATCAAATGGTGACGATTATGATTCCTTCACTGGTTGTGATAGAGGTGTTAACTTCCGTTTTGACCAGAAGGTTATATTAGATAACTTACAGGATGATCCAAATACAGGGTTAACTGCATACAGTTTTCAGGTAACTGATAAGGTTAGAAGGGTAATTGAATCTTCTAATAACCGAGTTGCCATAGTATATGACTGGGATCCCATACAAAGAGCACTATATTTAACCTTTGAGGTTGATGAACTAGCGTTTATTGATGGTGGTAGATCCAATGAGAAGTCTAAAATTATAGCATTCGTTGCTGGTACTGCTGGAGCATCTGGTACTGGTGTCTCTCCTCATACATTAGTAGAGTTTGAGGGTAGTGATATCGTTGCATTCACTACTCCATTAAGTCTCATTCTTAACAGAAAGTTTGAAGATGATGATGAATTAGACGGTGTAGGTGATGGTATTATCGATTTACTTAACACTGGTACTGAGTTTGAAAACCAGATTTGTTTAGATGGTGGTATCGCTGAGTCTAAATATGGTATAGAGGAAACATTAGGTGGACAAAACACTACCTTGTTCCAAGCAGGTGATCAGATATATGATGGTAATCCACAATCTCTAGTTGCTACTATCCAATCTGCTGGTGCTCTAGGTGATGGAGATACTCATACATCTACTGCTACTCTAATTGTTGAATACATCAATAGCAATACATTTACTGCTACTGAGCAAGTCCAAGGCCAGACTTCAAGTATGACTGCTCATTCTACTGGTATTACAGCTGGACCTGTGATAGGTAGTAATGAAGACTTACATACATTAACTATCAAAGATATTGTTTCTCCGAATGGTACCACATACCTATGGACAGTGGGTGAAACACTACAAGGAAACACCTCTGGTGCTACGGCAAAGATATATTCCGTTGAATATACCACAGCCGTCAGAAATGAGGATGAATAACCCACATAAATAAAAAGAAGGCAATCGTTTACAATGGCGTTACTTACCGACCAATTTAGAATCTTTACTGCCGAAAGGTTTAGGAAAGCACTTGAAGGACCAGATCCTACGCAATCTGACCTGTTGGCAGGTAGTGCTAGGGATCGCCTTTACGTGTTCATTGGCAGACCACAACCGTGGGACAATGAGAATGCACCTCCAGACCCAGTAGACTCATTCCAAGAATTTGCGGATGACTATTCGGATATGATCTCCCTGAAGAGAGTGTTAGCAAATGACACTATTCAGGTAGTCAGGCGTACCGACTGGATTCCCCCAGAGCAAACCACTGGTGGATTGGGTTATGTCTATGATATGTACCGTCATGATTACTCCTCGACTAAGACCGCATCTTCAGGTGCTACGAAGTTATACGACTCGGATTTCTACGTTGTTAACTCGTCCTATCAAGTATACAAGTGCATTTACAACGGCACATCTCCTTCTGATCCTAACGGTGAACCTACAGGAACGTCCACCAGCATTATCACAACTGCTGATGGCTACCGTTGGAAGTATATGTACACGATCCCTGTTGGTCAAGTCTTAAAATTCTTCTCTAATGAGTACATGCCTGTGCTCGAAGATACTGCTGTTGTAGCAGATGCTATTGGTGGAGAGATTGATACTATCATTATCGGTTCATCTGGTAGTGGTTATAACAATGGTACATATGAAAACGTCCCTATTAAAGGAGACGGTGTAGGTGGTAGGGTATCACTTGTAGTTGATGGTGGTAGAATTGCCTCTGCTACTGTGACATCTGGTGGTAGTGGATACACCTTTGGTAAAGTAATCATCGATGAAGTCAACGGTATTGGTGCTGGTACAGGTACTGGTGGTAGCGTTGAAGTTGTTATTCCACCATCGATGGGACATGGTGCTTCTCCAGCAACTGAGTTGGGTGGTTTCCGTGTAATGATCAACACTAAGTTCACCTATGATGAAGGATCTGGTGACTTCCCGACTGATAACGACTATCGTCGTATTGGTTTGGTAATTAATCCTAACAAGTTTGGTACTCAAGAGTTAACTTCAGACTTAACATTGAGTGCAACAAAAGCGTCTATCTTTGCACCGACGTTTACTGGTAACTTCCAGACAGATGAGATTATCACACAATCTCGTACTGTTGGTGGACAACAGGTAACAGCAAGAGGACGTGTTATATCATGGAACAGTACCACTAAGGTGCTGAAGTATTATCAGAATAGAGTTGACGGTATCTTCCCAGAATTTACTGGTAACCTAATCGAATTTGAAGGTGGTAACCCAATTGTGGGTGCTACTTCAGGTGCATCTGCTGACCCAGACATCAACTTCCCAATTGTTTCAGGATCCTCTACAAGGGTTATTAACAATGCAGAATACGATCTAGGTATGGCGTTCACTAATGGTTATGCAAAAGCAGAAGTTGATCCTAACTCTGGTGACGTTATCTACATAGATAACAGAGGAGCTATCACTCGTGCTGGTGACCAGATAGAAGATATCAAAATCGTAATCGAGTTCTAATTCAATGCCACAGAATACTAATCTAAATATTAGTCCTTATTTTGACGATTTCGATAAGGATAAAAACTTTTACCGAGTCTTATTCAGACCAGGATATCCTATCCAGGCAAGAGAACTCACGACTATGCAGTCGATTCTCCAGAATCAGATGGAATCGATTGGACAGCACTTCTTTAGAGAAGGTGCTATGGTCATACCAGGTCAGGTAGGTTATGATCTTCAAGTACAAGCAGTTGTCGTACAACAGTCTTTCTTAGGAGTAGACGTTGAGACATATCGTACCCAGATAAATGGTCAGATTATCGAGGGTATCACAACAGGTATTAAAGCAAAAGTATTATATTCAATCCCTTCCACAGAGAGTACTAAGGGATACGTCACACTGTACGTTAAGTATGTTGAGTCAGGTGATACTGTAAGTGGCACTGGTATCAAGACATTTCAGCCCAACGAGCAGTTATTGGCCGAAAATGAAATAACCTTCGGAACTACATTGATCGAGGTTGGATCTCCATTCGCTCAGTTACTTCCTACTGATGCAACTGCTGTCGCTTCTACAGCATATATTAATGCTGGTGTATACTTTATAAGAGGACACTTCGTAGATGTACCGTCATCATATCTCATACTTGATCAATACACTAATAACCCCTCATATAGAGTTGGACTTGACGTTAGTGAATCAATCGTTACACCAGAGGATGATCCGTCACTTAATGATAATGCGGCTGGGACATCTAACTATTCTGCTCCAGGTGGTCACAGATTTAGAATTAAGACTTTTCTTACTAAGAAGCCAATCGCAGACGAGACAGATAAAAACTTCATTGAATTACTGCGTATTAACAACTCAAAAGTTGAGCAGTTTGTTACTCACACAGCATATTCAGAACTTGAGAGATCTCTCGCAAGACGAACCTTTGAGGAAAGTGGTGACTATGTAATTGACACCTTTACTGTTAAAGCAAGAGAGTGTCTAGATGATGGATTTAACAATGGTGTTTATAGAGTAGGAGACACAACACAGTCTAAGAACCTTGCTTCTGAAGGATTAGTAACATATGAGATCTCTCCAGGTAGAGCATATGTTAAGGGTTATAGGACTGAGTTTCTAGTGCCACAATATGTGGATGCTCCTAAACCAAGAGATTTTGAATCAGTAAATAACGCTATCCTAGCATTCCGTCTAGGACAGATGGTTAAGGTCTACGATGTATATGGATGGCCTGAGCTAACTGGTGAGGGTGTATCACAAGCATATCAGACACTTGAGTTGTATGATGATTGGACACTTAATACCACTAATACTGTGGTAGGTAGAAAGATTGGTAGAGCACGTACTGTCCAACTTCAGGAATCTTCTGTAACAGGAGTATGGGAACTATGGATAATGGATCCCACCATGTTTACTGCCATCAACTTTGCAGCAGGTAATAACTCTGTAGCAGTTGGTGATGTGCTAGTAGGAAGGACTTCTAGGGCAAGAGGATACGTTGGTGACGAAGGATCTTCTCCAACATCAACAGACTGTATGCTTGAGCAAGTCTCAGGTGCCTTCATAAATGGCGAGGTTATCGAGCGTGATGGCCGAGTTGTTGGTACACTAGAGGCAGCACACACATATAACCTAACTGATACTAGAAAGTGTATTGGTAGACAAAACTCTGGTGCAGCAGGTACTGTAGTATTTGGTTGTAACTGGATGCTTAATGATGTAAGAGTTATTGAGGGTGCAACTGTTACTATCGACAGTGCAGGTAACGGTAGATTAGAAGGATTTAGAACTAAGTTTGCAGAAGACCTACGTCCAGGTGAAGTAGTAACATCAACTAATACTTCAGACGAAGGTGAGAATACTCTTAGAATTATGAGAGTAGATCCTGGTGCTATTAATACTACTGCTGCTAATGCTGCTACAGGTCAGTCATCATACATCTTTGATTACCTACAACAACATGCGTTAGTAGAGACTGGACTTAAGAAAGGTAGTGGTAACGCTGACGGTGAGGTAACTACACTAGCAAGATTACGTCCTTTCGTATTCCAAAAGGATTATCAGAATGGTGAATTGTCAATTGACTGTCCTAGGACATCGATGAAGGCAATCGCTGATGAATCATTCTTTGTATACAGGACATTTAATAATAAGACTGTTGTATCTGGTGGTGTTACTGTTTCACTACCTGAGTCAGAGCAGTTTGCAACACTAGATGATGAAAACTATATCTTAACTATCATTGCTGAATCAGGATCTTCATGGTCTGTTGGTGATAACCTTAACATTGATGCACTCAATGAATTAGGTACATTAACAGTTACCTTTGGTGCTGACAGACAGTCAGTTACTATTGACGGTCTAGCAAATGTTAACACTGTTAAGTTAACAGCATTGATATCTAAGAATATTGTATCGAAGAAGATTAAGACTGCTGCTAAGATGAGATGTCTTAACGTCCTTCGCACAAGAATTAACAATGACCAACCTAAGTATGGTCTTGCCTATGGTAACCTGTACGGCACCCGTATTGAGGATGAAGAGATCTCATTTGCATTGAATGATGTATATAACATCCACGCTGTATATGAGTCTGAGAATGATAATGATGCTAGTCCACCATACCTAGTACTAACAGAATCGACCTTCTTTGACAACGGATCTGTTGTTATTGGTAAGACTTCTGGAGCACGTGGTAGGGTAATTCAATTTATCAACTCAACATTAAGATTGTATGTTGTGCAGTTGAATGAGATTCCATTTGCCGCTGGTGAGACTATTGATGGCCAGGATGACGATGGTAATGCATTGACTGCTATTATTGATGACGCAGAGGGATCTGTAACTAGGGGTAGTAAGGTTGTAACCACTCAGTATACATTAGAAGCAGGGCAGAAAGCACACTTCTATGATGTATCTAAGATTACAAGATACCCACAGTATACACCTCCAATTCGTAAACTGTTAATTATATTTGACTACTTCGTACATGAATCATCTGGAGATTACTTTGCCTCTCAATCATATACAGGTATAAGTTATTCAGAAATACCGACTTATAAGTTGGATGGATCTATTAACTTCTTAAGAGACCAAGTAGATTTCCGTCCAGGTGTAGGTGAGTTGGCATCTAGAGATGGCACGGTATCTAACCCATTCCTAGTAGAATGTGCATCTCTAGACTTCTCAGCAAGGGCATTTGATACCTCTGGTGGTGCAGGTGGATCAACTATCTTTGACATACCGAAGGTAAATACTGAGATCCGTATGGATTACTCATACTACCTACCTCGTGCAGATAAACTATACTTAACACATGACAATCAACTTAAGATAGTTAACGGTGTATCCTCTGAGGATCTACCACCACCTGACGAGATTGACAATGCTATGCTATTAGCACAGCTTGAATACCGTCCTTATGTTTATGACGTAGAAAGAGATATCCTCATTAACCCTGAGATTATCCGTCGTTATACTATGAAGGATATTGGTGATCTTGAGACAAGAATAGAGCATGTAGAATATTATACTTCTCTATCTCTACTTGAAGTCCAAGCAGATAACACCAAGACCTATGACGATAACGGATTTGACCGTCTCAAGAACGGTTACGTTGTTGATGACTTCACAGACCATAATGTCGGTGACGTACTCAACGTTGACTACAAGTGCTCCCTTGACTTTAAAGAGGGTCATCTAAGACCATCACACTTTACAACTAACGTCCCACTTAGTTTAAATACCTCGTCTTCTACTAATATAGTTAAGACTACTGGTAACATGGCACTATTGCCTTGGGATGATCTAGCAATCATTACTCAACCATATGCATCTAGGACAGAGAATGTAAACCCATTCAACGTTTTCACATTCATTGGACGTGTAGATCTTACTCCAGCATCTGATGACTGGGTAGATACCAAGCGTATGCCAGCTAGGGTAGAGAACGTAGAAGGAGACTTCTCTGCTACTGCAAGAGATATGCAGATTGATGGAGATGGATTCGCACCTATACAGTGGGGATCATGGAAGACTAACTGGACAGGTGAGTCACTAATATCATCATCACAGTTTAGAAATAGATCAGGTTCATTCAGTGCAGGTGGTCGTAGACTCGGTAGATTGGGTCATGGACAGGGTAGAGCAGCACTGTTTGTACATGAAAGAAGGACTTGGAGGGTTGTTAACAACCAGGCAAGACAAGGTATTAGAACTAAGGTGGTTCCCAAGATTGATAAAAAGTCTTTGGGTGACTTCCAGTTATCACAGACAGCGATCCCTTGGATCAGAAGTCGTAACGTTGCATTCAACGTTGAAAGAATGAAGCCTAGGACAAGAGTCTATGCTTTCTTCG